AAGTTCTCTAAAAGTGAATATGATAGCTGGAATTTTTCACTGTCTCCCATTTATAATCAACAAAAACATTAAAAATGTAAAATATAAACGGGTTCGTCCATTATTTGTTAAAAATATATATATACTATTCAAATGACTTTGGAACTTAAAAGATTTAATATGAGAGATATTACATTTAAAGTTCATGAAAATAAAGGACCTGTTATAGTTCTCATTGGAAGGCGTGATACTGGTAAAACATTTTTAGTAAGAGATTTATTATATTATCATCAAGATATTCCTATTGGTACCGTTATTTCGGGTACTGAAGCAGGTAATGGTTTTTACAAAGAACATGTACCTAAACTTTTTATTCACGATGAATATAATACGGTTCTCATTGAAAATATTTTAAGACGTCAAAAAACTGTTTTAAAACAAATGAAAAAGGAAGTTGAAACATATAAAAAAACTACAATTGACCCAAGAGCATTTGTTATTATGGATGATTGTTTATACGACCAAAGTTGGACTCGTGATAAAATGATGCGTTTGCTTTTTATGAATGGGCGTCATTGGAAGATCATGTTGATTATTACAATGCAATATCCTCTTGGTATACCACCTAATTTACGTACAAATATTGATTATGTATTTATATTACGAGAACCATATTTAACAAATAGAAAGCGTATATGGGAAAATTATGCATCTATGTTTCCTACTTTAGAAAGTTTTTGTGCGGTTATGGATAATACTACTGAGAACTATGAATGTTTAGTTATTAATAATAATGCAAAATCTAATAAATTAACCGACCAAATTTTCTGGTATAAAGCTGAAAACCATGGACCTTTCAAATTAGGTTCGAAAGAGTTTTGGGAAATTAGTAAAAATCTTGGCTCGGATGATGAAGATGAAGCATATGACCCAAATAATCATAAAAAGAAAAATAAAGGTGCTAATATTAACGTTAAGAAAACAAATTGGTAAATTTAATATTGTAATATTATATATAATATTAAATGGATTTAGTTGGTGATATTTTTTTAGCTGGTGAAATTGGTAATCAAGGACGTCATCATGAACGTCATCATCATGGTAATGGTATAGGTGAAGTACAATTATTAGATGATATAGTAGTAGAGAATAGAAAACCATGTGAATTACAACAAGAAATGCATAAAACACGTATAGGAAAAAAATTTTTAGCTTTATTCGAACATTTATGTAAAAAAGGTACAGAACCTCAAATGTTAGATATGTTATTTGGAAATCCAAATTACCAAGCTAATATGGAAAATGAAGGTTTTAAAGACCATTTTTATGCAATAAAAGTTTTAGAAAAATTAAAACTAGAAGAAAGAGAACAATTATACGAATTAGTTGAAAATTTTATTGACAAAGGACAGGATTTTAAATTTGATAAAGAACATAATATGTTTCAAGAACTGAATCATCAAGAGAAAGATTTTAACGATTTATTGAGCTTTAATTTAAATTCTTTTGATGATATGGCGATGCGTGATTTTAATTATAATGAAGATAGAATTAGTATAGGATTTGCTAGAAATTTACTTGTTGGAGCCCATTTTGATAATATAACAAATATTAAATTACAATCATATCATGGCACAACAATTGACCAAAATCCAAATATAGGTTTTTATATTTATGTTGGTGAAAATGATAAAAACTTTAAAACATATTTTATTGATTGCGAACATGAATCAGGTAAATCATTTAAAATTACTCAAGTAAAAGGTCAAGATGGCGGTCTTCTTGGATTTTTTAATGGTAATGAAGATATTCCAGATAAAGACAAAGACGGTTCTTATTATGACGGATTAATAAAAGAATTTGCAGTTGACGGTAAAAAAATTTTTATTGCTAAAGATCCTTTTTCTGAAACAGATAATTGTATAAAAGAAGAATTAAAAAAAGAAGAACCAAGAACAAGTAAAGGTGATGATGTAACTGAACCTGTAAACCCTGAATCTGAAACTAAACCTGTAACTGATGAAGAAGACTCTAATAAAAATAATGAAGATATAGTAGGTGGTAAACGCAAAACTAAAACAAGACAGAACAAAACTAAAAAAAGAAAAAACAAAACAAAGAAAGGTGGTAAAAAACGTAATACCAGAAAAAGAACTACAAGAAAGAAAAATTGATTTTATTTATTATAAAAAATATAATCAATATAATGATGGGAAATACTATGGATATTAATATTCACTCATACGAAAAAACAGAATTTAATAAAAGATGCGATGAAATATTAATCACAAACAAAACTGATGAAAATAAAGCATTTAATATGATGTTAAGTCTATTAGATACATTTCTACAAACTTTTAATATTAATGATATTGATAATATAAATATTAATATTTTTCGAATTCAAGGAAAACAATTATTTTCAGTCATTTATAAGTTATTCAATCATCCTGATATTATTACAGAATTTGAACATGATATTGATAACAAAAATGAAAACAATATGAAAGAATATAATGGATATTTAACTTTTATGAATAATATCAAATATATAGTTGATAATATTGAATATGTTGATTTACATAAAGAAAGTGATTTTTCAAAAAAATGTAATGAATGTGTTAAATATTTATATAAAATGCAAAAAGATATGGAAGAAACAAATAAAGTACTAGAAAGTCTCAATCAATCATTAGAAAAATTAGCTAATACATTAACATCCATTAATTAATGGAGAATCCAGGTATCGATCCTGGTACCTCTCGCATGCTAAGCGAGCGCTCTACCATTTGAGCTAAATCCCCGAAAAGTGCTACAATTGTAGCTAAAGGAGAATAATGGAATCGAACCAATAACCTCTCATAAGCCATACGAGCGCTCTACCACTGAGCTAATTCCCCATACGACAACTGCAGGACTCGAACCTACGCATCCATTGGATAATGCCTTAGCAGGGCATCGCCTTAACCACTCGGCCAAGTTGCCATTATATTATAATATTATAAATCTATTTATTTGCGTCTTCTATTACTTTTTTATTGTGTTCTTTTGTATCGTCTTCTGTTGTTGCATCTCTACTTTCAAAATCAACTGTTTGATTAACACCAATCAATTCACCTTCTTTAGTAATTGTTTGTGTTAACTTATTACCTGACTTTTCTGCCAATTTAACATTTTCTTCAATAGCTTTTCGTTTTGTTTCTTTTACACGTCTATCAAATTCTTCTTTAGCCTTTGCTTCATTTTTAATTTTCTCATTGTGTAATTGATTTAATTCTTCTTCCATAAATTCAACACGACCTGTTTTATATGCATCTGGATCCCATGGAATCCACATTCCAACTGGACCTACAAAAATATCATGATTAGGGTCAACTTCACGTAATCGTTTACATTTCATTTCAGCTTCTTCTTGTGTTGAGAAAACACCACGAACTTTTAACCCACGAACACTTGTTTGAAAATTATGTTGACGCTGAAATTCCAAATTCATTTTTTCTTCATTTTGATCCACAAAAGTTTTGTAATCATCTTCAATAGTACTGTTCTTCAAATTTTCCTTTTCTTCATCTACAAATTCATGAAAATCTTTCACTATGTCATCTACTTTCAAATTATATTTATATGAAATAAAGTTTAGGAAATCAACAGTTTTTGTAATTGTTTTAGTAAAATCCCATTGACGAACAAATTCATCAAACAAAAATCTTTCCTTTTGTTTAATAATATTCTCCGGTGAAACAAATGATAAACATGCAAATTTTTGACCGGCAATTGGTTGATCTTCATCGCATAAATCTACATATTTAGGATTTTCTTCCCCGTTTGGAAGTTTTTTTCTTTCAAATCCACTCATTATATAATTTATATTCAATAAACTATTTAAGTTATTTTAATTTATTTTAATTAAAAAATTTATGTTTTCATATAATATATAATGTCTGGAGTTGATTTCAGTGAACTTATCAAAAGAGCCATCAAATATTTAGTTGAAGGTGTTATTGTTGCTATTGCTGCATACACCATTCCTAAGAAAGCCTTGAATATTGAAGAAATTGTCATAATTGGTCTTATGGCTGCCGCTACATTCTCCATTCTTGATGTATTCGTCCCATCTATTGCATCCAGTGCCAGAGGTGGTGCAGGTTTCGGTATCGGTGCCAACCTTGTCGGATTCCCAAGAATGATGTAAATATCATAAATATTTAGTAAAATATATTAAATATTTATTTGCACTTATTTGAATCTAATAATAAATTTATAATATTTGTATTTTTTCCAATTATTCTCCGCTGTGTCAAATAATATTTGTATAATCCATGTCCTAAAACACCAAATATAGCAATATATGAAATAATTAGCGTATTATATAAATAAACAGTATTTGTTATTTCATTTGACTTTATTTCAATACTCTCGTTTTCATCACTAGTACTTTCTGCAATAATATTTGATGTAACAAAAAATCCTTTAGGTGATTCTTTGATTTTTAATTCTGATAAATTCACTTTGTATATCAAAAATATGATAAATACGAATATTAATAAAGAAACAAATATACCAAAATGTTTGGCATCTATTTTAGTAGTAATTAAAAATATGAAATAAATGAAAATACTATTTAGTACAGATGATATTAAATATCCATATTTAAATCCTTCTAATGTAATAAAACCTTCTTTTTCATCTTCTTCTTTACTCTTTTTTTCTACTACAATTGAATCTGGACTGTACCAATTTAATATAAATGTTAAAATAAAAATACTGGCAAATAAAATAACATGTTTCATATAATGATTATCTTTTAAAAACCGTTGTGTCGTACAATTTAACAATGTACTTATATCAGAACTAATTAACAAAAAATAAATAAAAAACAATGATAACATAAATTGGTTAATTATATCGACATTCATTATATAATTAATATACATAATTATCTTTGGACGTCATTTATTTGCTTTTTCAGTCTACTTTTTACATCTTTACTAAGGTGACTATTTACGCCACAATGATTTAATATTTTGCAAATTAATTTGCATTTATTATTTTCTAATAAATCATTAAAATTATCATTTATTGATGTATTTAATTTTGTTGTCATTATTTCAGGCTGACTTGGTTCATATTTTTTTGGTTTTTTTCTTGGAATTTGGTTTGGATTTAAATATTGATCTACGTTACATTGTTGTTGTTGATTCATTATATAATAAGATTATTTTTTATTTTCTTCCTTTTCTTCTTTTACGTGTTTTGTTAAATTTACCACCAACTACACCAGAAGGTTTTCCACCAACTGCAGCTGCTGCTGGTCCAGTTGCAGCACCTTGCATCATATTTGCAGCATTACTTAAAACACCTTGTGGATTTTTCTTTTGTGATAAACATTCCGTTAAACAGTTTTTAATATCACAAGGTCTTATTTTATTTACAAATTTATCAAAAATTACATCCACATTCGCATTACTAAATGCTTCATCTACTTTTGCATTAATATGTTCTACTACGGGTGTAAATATTTTATCATTTTGACAAATAAAATCTTTCACTACTTTTTCAATCATTGCTTTTCCTTGTCCTGATGTTATTATTTGTGTTACACTTTCATTAATATTAGCCATTATAATATATAACTATAATAAAAAATTGATTCGTTTAAATATTAATTATTATTTATTAAATAATATAATGCATGCTATTAAAACTTCAACAAAATTCAATAAGAAAAAAACACAAAAAATAAAAACTACATTTACAAATGCTGAAAAAGCATTAATGTGGGATGCATTTGATGCTGATATAAGTAAAAAATCTCAAATTGAATTACCTGACTCAGATTTATGTAATCTTTGTAATAATGTATTACAAATATCTGAAAATGGTTTACCTGTTTGTTCTAATGATAATTGTGGTTTAATTTATACACATGCTATAGATTATTCACCAGAATGGCGAATTTATAATGGGGAAGATAAAAACGGTAATGACCCCACAAGATGTGGAAATCCAATTAATCCTTTGTTAAAAGAATCATCTTTTAGTTGTAAAGTATTATGTAATAATAGTTCATCTTATGAAATGAGAAAAATAAGAAAATGGACCGAATGGCAATCGATGCCTCATAAAGAAAAATCATTATATTCGGAATTTCAATTTATTACTACAATGGCACATAATTCAGGTATTCCAAAAATTTTCATAGATGATGCAATTGTTATTCATAAAGATATATCCGAACAAAAAATGTTTAGAGGATTAAATAGAGATGGTATAAAAGCTGCATCAATATATTTAAGTTGTAGATTGAATGATTGTCCTAGAACAGCTCATGAAATAGCGGAAATATTTAAATTAGATAAAACTAGTGCTACAACTGGATGTTCTATGGCCGTTAAAATTATGAATAATATGGAACGCGATTGTGAACCATCACAACAAACAGATTTAGGTGCTACAAAACCTATTGCATTTATCGATAGATATTGTAGTAAATTGAATATAAATCCAGAACTTACAAAATTTGCTAAATTTATATCTACTATTATTGAAAGTAAAAATATTTTGAAAGACAATGCACCACATTCTATTGCAGCGGGGATTATTTATTATATATGTCAATTATGTAACCAAAATGTATGTAAAATAAATATTAAAAAAGTATGTAATGTAAGTGAAGTAACAATTAATAAATGTTATAAAAAATTAGATTCTATACAAGAACAAATAATACCAAAATCTATATTACAAAAGTACACTTAAATTATAGATTTAGGTACATACAAATACAATATAATACCTACTAATAACCAAACAATGAAGCTAGAACATACATCAAATGGGTATTTTAATATATTCATTGGTAAAATTAAATTATAATATAATACAGGTATCACAGTAGCAATTGACATAATTAAAATACTATATGCATAAGAACGAAGTCTATTTTCATGAACGAAAAACAAACTTACTAATTCTAATGGAATAGTAATTAAAATACCTGCTAAAAGAGGATTACTATTATTTGCCAACCACGTTGAGCCAGATAAAATTATACCACCAATTATAAAACGATAAAAAAGAGTATAATAAAGACTTTCCATATATAAAAAATAATTACATTTTTTTATATATTATTTATTATTTTTCTTTGGTATTAGGTTCTCTACAATATTCTATTAATAATTGATGTAATCTAATTTTTTCTTTTAAATAAGATGTTCTTTCAAATTGGTAACGTAAATATTCACATGGATCATTATTTATATTCTTCAGTGTTATTGGTGTAAATTGATTTATTGTTCTTGGTTTTGACAACTGTGATAACATATTTTTTATTAAATAATAAAAATAAAAAATAAATCAATTTTTAAACTAATAAACCGAATATTCAATATTAATATTTTGCCAATAATATTCATTTTCTAATGGACCTTTATAATAAATATCATTGTTGTTTGTATAGCCATTAAAGGGTTTTGCTTTTAATTTATATACATATATTTTAAAATTTACTTTTGTTTCTGTTATTTCTATTTCAATATCAACTAAATCATCACAAATATTAATAAAACCATCTACATTATTATATCTGTAAATTGTATTTATAGTATTTTCTTCAAAATTATATCTTATATAATTTCCATTACCACTTGTTTTTTTTCTTATTATTGTATTCAATATTTTGAATTTTTCGATATTTATTTTTCCATAAATATTGAATTTACGTCTTATATCAATATCTTCTATATATTTTATAATATTCCATTGAATATCATATGGTAATTTTGAAATCATATTACATTAAAATAATATGATTTTTTTATATTTATTTTGCACGATAAGGAATTGCATATGGATTTCCTTTTAATACATTATACATATCTGAGCTATTACGTTCTACGTGAATATTTTGGTTCAATGGATTATGGCCGTTCAATTTACCCATACTATGAATTGATGGAATATCACTTGGGCCATTAGGAATAGCAGGACGGTCATTGAGAACATTTGAATATTGATTTTTAGCACTTTGATTGATTTGTCCGTTATATAAATTCATATTACCTTGTACTAATCTACCTTGAATAGTAGATGCTTTAATATCATTATTTCTTTGATTATATTCTGCTTCATAAGAACGTGTATTTTGTGTACCAGCAGATGCACTTGAATTACCAGTATAGCAAAAATCTCCTTGTGTAGCTCTTGATGTAGCTGCTTGTTGATTTTCAGTAACCAAATAACCACCTTGAACGTTTCCGTGAAAGTTCAAATGTGTTTTTTGTTCCAATGTATCTCTTAATGTAGGACCTGGTTTATCATTAGGATTGAATAAATAACTGGAGTTAACTGGTGCTTTTGCATTTTCATATAATCTCATATTTCCAATTACATTTTCTTTGCGTGTTGGAGCTAAAGCTTCCATTAATGGTGCAATAGCAGCACCAAATGCACCACCTACGGCACCAAAGTAATCTATTTCAGAACTACGATTATTAGGGTATGCTTTTTTGGATTTCATACCATAATCTTCTTCTGTCAAAATACCTTGTCCGTTAGCACCTACACCAGTAATAGGATAACTTTCTAATTGAACTCTATGTGGTTCTTGATGTTCTCCATCAACATAAATAGAATTGTTTCCGTATGCAGCAATACCGGAATATTCTACTGTTGTATCTGGGCGAGTAACATTTCTCTGAATTGGAATAGACCTCATAGTTTGACCTTTTTCTAGACCAGTTGTTGTTAAATATCTGTCTTGCGTCATTTCAAAATCACGTTCTGGTCTATGTTTTTCTTGTTTACCTTGAGAACCCATTTGTTTAATAATACTATTTGCAGGACCTTCATATCCTAAAATACTATTTCCACTAGCTTTTGGATTTGTAACTACACGCATTTCATCAACTGTTTTAGCAGTCCAAAGTTCTCTATTTGCCATACCAGAGTTAAATCCTCCTTGTCCTTCAGTAGTATATCCTAAATTTAATCCAGGTGCTACTTGCTCTTGTTTAAAAGGATTCACATTATTCATTATATTACTTGGATTTACACGTGATCTCATAAAATCAGTTTGATTAGGAGCTCCATTTGGATATTGATAATTTTCTCCAGGTTTAAACAATGGTGCTTGTTCTTGTTTTGATACAAATTGAGAACCTGAACCTACATGATTATCTAATATTTGTTCGTATGAGTTCATATCTTTTGTATTACCTCTTAAGGTACCACCAAAATAAGGAACCATATTATTATGTTTAAAATGGTCTCTAGGAACCTTTTCTCCTGTTAAAGAATAAAATTCTTCTCCATCCATATTCATAGTTTGTGATGCCAATTTATTATCTCCGCTAAAATACTTATCTGTATATGCTTTATTAGGTTGATATTTATTTACAGTTGCTAATTTTGATGTTAATTCTTCTTCATTTTCAATAATATTAAAAGGATAATTTTTATCTTTTACATTTGTATTAGGCAATTCATTATTAGTAAAGTTTTCTTGATTATCTTGATTACATGCTATATATAAACCACCTATTGCAACAATTGGTATAGCTAATTCCATAATAATATATATATTATATTATTATTTTAACATTTCAATTAATCTTATTATTTTTATTCACAAATCTATCTTTTTCTAAACTTCGAGTTGATTCACTATGTTCGAATGGAATTTCAACATGTTCTTGATAATTTATCATAGGATATTCCCATCGAATATTTGTTTGGTCGCGTAATAACCATGCTGGTTGTGATGCGCGTGTTTCATCAACAAAAGCATTTTGTATATCGTATATTTTTTCAGTTGTTTGTGCTGCTACTTCATCATATTGTTTTTGATTTCTTTCTAATTTTCTATTTAATCCTCTGAAATCATTTTCTAATTCTAAAGTATTAGTTCTCAAATTAGAACCCCATTTTTGTAATCTAATATGAGGGTCTTCTAAAAAAGGTGTATTAATACCAGGTCCAGGTACATCCAAATGATATAGTCCTACACTTATACTTTCTTGTAATTGTTTTTTTGTTCGTGCTTCATCATAATTAAATCTTGTAAATGACATGTATATATTTAACATATTTTAATTTTTTTCATTGTTTTAAAAAAATTGAAATTATTTCTATTTTTATTTTAGGTAGATATAAACCACATCAATATGGAAACAATCAATATCAAAGTGAATATTAATATTATTAGTAAACCAGTTTATTGTTTTAGACCTAATAATTATTATAAAGAATTAACTAAATTATTATTAAATAAAGAACAAAAACAGATGTCATTAAATGATCCACTTCATAGTCAAAGATAATTTAGAGATGCATCTTTACAACATCCATAACTCTTTCTGTGCCATTGACTAATTCCATGCATCCTTATTCCTTCTAAATGTTTCTTTGTACCATATCCAACATTTGATTTCAAACCATATCTACTATCTAATTCGGGATATTTTTCACATAATTCATCTATATAAATATCATGGCTATATTTAGCCAAAATAGATGCAGCTGCTATGAATGAATATGTATTATCTCCTTTTTCTACACAAATATGATTCAATTGTTTATTATTATAAACCATTGGAATAAAATCATTACCATCTATTACTAAAAATACATCATCATTTTGCATTTTTTCAATTACATTTTGTATTGATGTTTTCATACATTTTAGAACAGCTTGACGAATATTTATTTCATCTATTTCACTTGCTTCTATGAAATCAATACTCCATGATAGTGCATTTGTTTTTATATAATTGGCTAATTCTTCCATTTTTTTACGGGATTTTATTTTTTTACTATCTTTCATTTTAGAATGGTCGAATATTTTAGGTAAAACTACTGCTGCTGTATATAATCGTCCAAACATTGGGCCTCTAGCACATTCATCTATGCCAATTTCTAAATGGTTCTCTTCATTGTATACATTTTTCAACATTTCTATAAAATAAAACAAATATTTATTTTTATTTACTAGTATATAATATATAGAAATGCAATTAGAATTTAAAATTCCCACATGGATATTTATTTTAATAGTAGCAATAATAGCATTTGTTATTTTATATAATCTATTTACCTGTAATACATATGAAGGTTATGTAAATTATGAAAGTGGAACTTCTTCATTAAATAAAACTGTTACTATTCCCATGGCAGATAGTTTAACTCCTGGTGCTTTAAAAGTATATGACAATATTTTCTTTTATCCTAATTCCGGTAAAACAGTTAGAGTTTATGACAATGGAAACAGTGGTTCAAATGTTGAATTGATTACGCTATATAATCGTGTAGATGGAACATCAAATGATATAGTATATGATGAAAATACAACATTTAGTGCAGCCGGACAAATGGTTCCTTATTATCAAAAATGGGATTCTGGTGAATCAAACTCAAATTATACAGAAATAACAAATAATGAATTTAATTATGTTGGTATTGGTAAAAATACATATATTCATGTAGTAGACCGCACTATTACTAACGAATCTCCTAATCATTTTGGATATTATTTAAAATCCAATGGTGAAAGTACTAGTTTAGAATATCCAAGTTTTATGGATGTTTCATATGTTGATAATAGTAGTCAATTTGAAGCTAAATTTGTAGAAGATATTTCTTTTTCTACTTCTGATGGCACAGTTGTAAATGTTCCTGAAAGTAAAATATACCAATTAAGTGAAAATGTATATTACAATACAAATAATGGAGATTTATATATTAAGACTGCTGTAGGCACTGAAGGAAGTGGAAATACATATGATATGTTCTCGAGAAAAGGTAATGTTTTATCTACTATAAGTGAATCTGGCGTTGAATCAGTAGAAAGTTATTTAGGATTAATTAAGAAAGATAATTTAGGAGGAAATTTAGTAGTTTACGTTGCTAATCAACAAAATACTACTTTGATTTTATTAAAGAAAAATAATACAGGACAAATGTTTTCAAATAAATTGACTGTAAGATTTGATGCAAGCGGTCAAATTTATAATAGTATTGCAACTGACCCTAATGTAAATATTGATGTTAGTCTAAATGAATCTTCAACTGAAACAGAAACAGAAACAGAAACCACTTCTCAACCTAATCATTCACATTCTATGGGAGAATTGATTGATGTATCAAATAATATTTCTGATTATTACAAATGGTATTGGTATTGGAATACAAGTGGTTCTTTACCCGTCCACTTTTCAGAAGACTATATGTTAAAAACACAAGTTGTACCTCCAGTATGCCCTGCATGTCCTGCCTGTCCTAAACATGAAGGATGTTCTAATTGTGGAGGAAATGGTGGCAGCGGTACAGTAGATGCTTCTGGAAATTCTGTTGTTACAAATAAAACTACCGGTGCTGATGCGGTTAATAATGTTGTTAATACGACTGGTGGTCTTGCAAACAATATTGTTGATAGTACTACCGATTTGTTAAAATCTGCTGGTTCTGGAACAAGTGATTTGGTAAAAGGTACAGTAGGAGTTGCAGCTGATGGTGCTGCTGGAGCCGCTGGAATGGCACGTGATACAGTAACTGGTGCAGCAAATATGGCAACTGATACTGTAACTGGTGCAACAGGATTAGCTACAGATGCAGTTACAGGTACAGTTGATATGGCTCGTGATTTTGGCGAAGGTGCATATGATGTTATTAATAAAGGTATGGATAATAGATCAGGACGTATTGATAATAGAGCTGCACGTATACAAGGTAGATATGGCTCAACTGGTGGATATGGTTCTTCTGGCGGATATGGCTCAGGTAGTGGATATGGCTCAAGTAGTGGATATGGACCTACTAATCCATACACATATAACGGTCAATTAAAAGAAAAACCAGAATCCAATTTCTTACCTAGAACTGCTGATTTCAGTGCATTTGCAAGATAAACTCGTTTTGAATAGTATATAAATATAATATTAATATTTATATATGAATAATTGGGATGATATATTAGAACACAAAAAATTAAAAGATGATATTAAAAATATATTGGTGAATTATGACGAAAATATTAAAAATATTAATTTCAAAAAAGGTATTTTTTTATATGGTTCTCCTGGTTCAGGAAAAACTCATTTTATTAAAAATATATTACGTGAATTAGATTATGATATTATTCAATATGATGCAGGAGATCTTAGAAATAAAACACTTATTGATAATATTACAAATAATAATATTTCAAATCGTAATGTTCTCGACATGTTAAATAGAAAAACTAAAAAAATAGTTATTTTAATGGACGAAATTGATGGTATGAATAATGGAGATAAAGGAGGTATTGGCTCTTTAATAAAACTTATACGACAAAAGAAAACAAAAAAACAAAAACTTGAAAATAATACAACAAATCCAATTATTTGTATTGGAAATCATTTTTTTGATAAAAAAATACGAGAATTAATAAAAGTATGTAACGTATTTGAATTCAGTTCTCCAAATAAAAATCAAATAAAAACAATTATTCGTGACTTTATTCCGATTCATCACCCTAATAATGAAAAAATAATTGAATATATACAAGGTGATTTACGAAAAATAGAATTTATTAAAAAACTTCATAATAAAAATCCTCAATTATTAAAAGGTAATTTATTTGATGATATTTTACAATTAAAAAGTTATAATGAAGATACTAAGAAAACAACATCTAAATTATTCGAAAACTATCATACTATTGATACACATAATAATTTTATTAATGAAAATGATAGAACTATTATTTCACTATTATGGCATGAAAATGTGATTGATTATTTGAAATTTTTACCAACAGAAAAACATTTTACAATATATATTAAAATATTGGAAAATATTTGTTTTGCTGATTATATTGATCGTATTACATTTCAAAATCAAATATGGCAATTTAATGAAATGAGTTCATTAATAAAAACATTTTATAACAATAAAATATTTCATGAAAAAAAACAAAGTAATACTAATAATAATGATGAAATCAGATTTACCAAAATATTAACAAAATATTCTACAGAATACAATAATCAAATTTTTATTTATAATATGTGTCAAGATATGTTAATGGATAAAAAAGATTTATATGCATATTTTCATGAATTAAGAATAAAAAATGGTTCTAATTATTATGAAAATATTGATACATTTAATAAACTGTTTTCAAATACATCACTAACAAATTTAGATATAAAACGTATTTATAGATTATTAGATAAAAATATCAAAAAAGATGATACTATTATTGACGAATAACTTAATTCTTAAGTCTTAATTGATTAATTATTTTATCCTTTTCTACTAATTGTTTTTGTAAACTATCTATTATTTGTGTTGCAATTTTTTTTGTTATGGTTAGGTGTCTATCGCGTTCTTGTATCATACCTGTCTCTTCTCGCTCCTGTTC